CACGTTTCTCGATTTGTAGGGATTGTCGATTGTAACGGGCTTGTTGCTTCAGTCTTTTTTGACGAGCCTCAGGATTCTTTTTGTAGTATTCAGACGTACGACTTGCCATAGAGCCTCTTCTGTACAAGTTCAGGATCTACCTTAGGTAGGACAGTAGCAAGTTTGTCCAATGGGTTGCCATCATAAGCAACACCACTGATGTCGTTTTTAGATAGCCAGTCACAAGCGGCTTTAAGTTCTTGTGCAGTAGCTTCACCGGATTTAATGCGTTTGAGGAATTCAGTAGTAACAAGGTTATGAAGCTCGTTAAACATATCCTCAGTTGCTTTCTTGTTAGCCATTTCTCAGTACGATTTGATCTAGTTTATTCTCAATGCGGATCATGTGATCCTCCATTTTCTGGAGTGCATTGGCTAACTCTTGGCGTGGTACATACTTTTCAGCAAGGCGTAATTCAATGCCATCAATACGTTTATCCATCTGATCCATACGTGAATTGGATCGACTATTGATTGCTGCAATACCACCACCAACTCCAATCACAAGAGAAGCAGCACCTGTAATAACAGCTTCAATCATTACATGTACCCCATGTAAACTTGAACACCATCTGCAGAGATAGCAGTAGCATCTAGTAAGGAGTCACCATCAGTAATAGAGTATGCAATACCGTTGACAAAAGTAATACCACTGGTAAAGTTAAGCTCTTTGGATGAATTAGACGGTACATGAATAATGATTATAGGTACACTTGTACCAACAGTGGGTGCTACACTAAGATCATACATCCGAAAAGCAATGGAACTACCACTACCACCACCAGAGTGTGTATTATGGATAATTAAATTGAAGACAGCACCTGGACTATTCTTAACAAGCGTTGGATTGGTAGTAGCAGCAGAACTAAGTGTGTGTACCTTGGTAGCGACAGGCAGTTGCCTTTCATATCTACCAGGTGTAATGTTATGAGTAGTACTAGACATTCTCCTTCATAATGCGGATTAATTTTTCAGAGTACTGAGGATCAGTTGCATAACCTTCAGTTACCAAAAGGCGAGCGCATTCTTCAGGAGAATTTGCACGATTGACGCCTTTAAATCGTTTGTAATCTCGGTACCAACGATCTACAAGGTAGGAGACACAAGTCTGTAGATCCGGGAAATCAATGAAGCCAGCTTTAATTGTGACCCATTGACCGTTGATAAACTCTTTGGTTTCACGTTCAGAGCCTTCACCCTTTAAACCAAAGTAATTATTTTTACCAGAAGTATGTTTACCGTATCCACTTTCTAATGCCCATTGAGCAGCGACAACCTCAGGGAACTTAGCACCAGCTACTTTTGCAGCAGTTTTAACTCCCTTAAAGGTGTTATCAACAGGAGCTACAGGTTGCGGTATATTGACTGGCCTAAAGGTCATGAACCATCCAGTTCCTTTTCCTTCTACTTCCCAACGGGGTAGCCAGTTCTTCCAAGAGTATTTAACATCTTTACCGCCAGAACCAATGGTGACATAACCACCATTAATATTATCCATTTCACCATAAGGATCATGGAAAATGCCATTATTGCCATCATCACCAATGAGTAACATCCAATGACCACCACCAACAGGATTGGATACGTGACCTTTATGTAGGATACCAGTAGCGACTGGATAACCAGCTTTTAACTCATTAAGTAAATTCTGTTTGGTTCCTTTGGTGTAAAATGTAGCAAGTACACCGTACTGCTGACAGGCTTTAACTTGACTGGTGGATGATGTTGTATCGCCGTATTTAAGAACAGTTCTTAGATAATCATCATCTGCATTACTACCACGAAGCGCCCCAGGAAGAAGATACTTGATGGCCATAGCACATGTAGAGCTAAAGCACATCCGATCTCCGTGGCCTGTGGCGCTATCGGTTTGTGGGTAGTACTGCTTAACTTGTAGCAGCACCATAGTAATTACTTTTTAGTAAGTGCTCGCCGGAATCGACGAATCTTATCATCTTCTGTACGACTCTTACTGAAGTAAGCAGCCGCCATTGAAAT